AAGAACAGAGAAGCGTGTGAGGCTAAGTTTCTCAAGTTCGTTAACTCTATGTGGTCTGCTTTCATTCACGGGAAACATCATGAGATTATGGCTGAGGCTTTTGAAAGGGTCGCCAATGGTGAATTGAAAAGGTTGATCATTAATATGCCTCCCAGACACACGAAGTCGGAGTTCGCTTCCTATCTTTTACCTGCATGGTTTCTAGGAAGATATCCCGACAAGAAGATTATCCAGACAGCCCATACAGCAGAACTTGCTGTCGGTTTTGGTAGAAAAGTAAGAAATTTAGTCAACAGTAAGGATTTCAAAAACTTATTCCCAAATGTAAGTCTGCAGGCTGACAGTAAGGCTGCTGGGCGTTGGAACACAAACAAAGGCGGAGAATACTTCGCTATCGGTGTAGGTGGTGCAGTAACTGGTAAAGGTGCTGATCTACTTATCATCGATGATCCACATTCTGAACAGGAAGGTGCTTCCGCAGATGTGAATGTATTTAATAAGACTTATGAGTGGTACACATCAGGACCACGTCAGCGTTTACAACCCAAAGGTTCTATCGTAGTAGTAATGACAAGATGGCATCAGCGTGATCTTACTGGTCAGTTAGTTGATGCAAGTGTTAAGCGAGGCGGTGCCGACCAGTGGGAAGTAATTGAGCTTCCAGCTATATTACCTTCAGGTAATCCCCTTTGGTCAGAATTTTGGAAGCTTGAAGAGTTAGATGCTTTAAAAGCAGAACTACCAACCTCTAAATGGATGGCTCAGTATCAGCAAGACCCAACAGCTGAAGAAGGAGCTATTGTTAAAAGAGAGTGGTGGAAAGAATGGGAAGAACGAGAACCTCCTCAATGTGAATTTATAATTCAATCTTGGGATACCGCATTCTTAAAAACTCAAAGAGCTGACTACTCTGCCTGTACTACTTGGGGTGTCTTTTATAGAGAAGATGAAAGCAGTGGTTTAACTACACCCCAAATTATTTTGCTCGATGCACATAAAGAAAGATTAGAGTTTCCTGAATTAAAGAAACGTGCTTTAGAGAGTTACAAGTCATATAAGCCAGATGCTTTTATTATTGAGGCAAAAGCTGCTGGTATGCCATTAATATTTGAATTGAGGCAAATGGGTATTCCCGTACAAGAGTACACTCCTAGTAGAGGTAACGATAAGATATCAAGAGTTAATGCGGTATCTGATCTGTTTTCTTCAGGAGTTGTTTGGGCACCTCAGACAAGATGGGCAGAAGAAGTTATAGAAGAGTTTGCGTCTTTTCCAAATGCGGAACATGACGATTTAGTTGATAGCAGCACGCAAGCTTTGTTAAGATTTAGACAGGGTGGATTTGTACCTTTACATTCTGATGAAGAAGATGAACCATTAGAACATAATAAAACAGCAGATTATTACTAGGAGATTTAATTGGCAATTGAAAGAACACCAGCTACACCAGTAGATGGTTTAATAGAACAAGAACCGCAGACAGATGATATAAGTATTGCAATAGAGAATCCTGAATCAGTAGCAATTGAAACTGATGATGGTGGCATGATTATAGACTTTGACCCACAAGAAGATAAACCAGATGCTGAATTTGACAGCAATCTGGCAGAGATTATTGATCAGCAAGATTTAGAGAAGATGGGTTCTGATTTAATATCTGCCTACAACATGGATAAAGATTCTCGTAAAGAGTGGGAAGAAACTTATACCAAAGGATTAGATCAGCTAGGTTTAAAGATAGAAGAAAGAACACAGCCTTGGAATGGAGCTTGTGGTGTGTTTCACCCAATGCTAAGTGAAGCAGTTATTAGATTTCAGTCGCAAGCAATATCAGAAATATTTCCAGCACAAGGACCAGTAAAGACAAAGATAGTTGGCAAGATGACCAGCGACAAAGAGAAACAGTCTCAAAGAGTACAAGACTATATGAATTATCTTTTAACTCATGAGATGTCTGAGTACAGAACAGAAACAGAAAAGCTATTGTTCTCTTTGCCTCTAGCAGGTTCTGCTTTCAGAAAGGTTTACTATGACCCTAGTCTAGATAGACCAAGCGGAATCTTTGTACCATCAGAAGATGTAGTAGTTAACTATGGTGCTAGTGACTTAGAGACTTGTGAGAGAGCCACTCATGTAATGCGTAAATCTTTTAATGAGATACGTAAGATGCAAGTAAGTGGTTTCTATAGAGACATAGAATTACAAGACGCACCTAATAGTTTTTCAGATATAAAAGAAAAGTACGATGAGCTAAGTGGTGAAAGCGAACAAGATAGATTCGATCAAAGACATACTCTATTAGAGATGCAAGTTAATTTAGATTTGCCAGGTTTTGAAGATGTTAAAGATGGCGAGCCTACAGGGATTCAGTTACCTTATGTTGTAACTTTAGATTTTCCTAGTGGCACGATTCTAAGCATTCGCAGAAACTATTATGAAGATGATCCACAAAAGAAAAGAAGATCACACTTTGTCCACTATCAGTATTTACCAGGCATAGGGTTTTATGGTTTTGGTTTGATTCATATGATAGGTGGATTAGCAAAATCAGCTACAAGTTTATTAAGACAGTTAGTAGATGCAGGTACATTA